AAACAATCAACTGACCACTGCCGAGCCGCGGCTGGTGCTGCCTACCGAGAGGATCAGCGAGCGGCGATTCCGCGAGATCGCGCAGCTCTGTATCGAGTGCGGACGATGCCCTGCGGAAGAGGAAGGACTGTGCGCTTTTCACGCGCAAAAGCGGGAGATCGCGGCCATGGAAAAACAATGGGGTTCATGGGGGATCGCTGCATGAGCCAAAGCGCGCACGTACCGAATCAGGGCAATCCGGAGGGCCATCAGAGCCGTCAGTTCACGACCCGCTGCCGGCCGGAGGGCCATCAATGGGCCAGCGATCGCTGCATTTTTTGCGGTCTGCCGAAGTCGAGCCTGATGCTGACCTTTTCGATTCCACTGCTGCCGCCCAGCGTGAATCATTACGTGAGCCACGGAACGAAAACCGACCGGCGCAGCGGCGCGCGAACAGCAATCCACAAAAAGACGCCAGAAGCGAAGGCTTGGGAGCGGGATTTTCCGCTCTTTTCGCGGGGACAGTTCATCACCAGCCAGAATGGACGATTCGCCGTGACGCTGATCTTTACGCCGGGGCCGAAAGACAGCGGAGACATCGACAACCGCAACAAATGCACGTTGGACTGCATCGCCAAGGCGGGGATGCTGCGCAACGGCAAAGGCGAGGAGATGAGCGACGCCTGGATCAAGCGGCTGCTGGTGGAGATCCGCGATTCCCAGGAGGATCGCGAGCGCGGGCCGAAGACTGAAATCACGATCGAGGCGCTGGGATGAGCAAAATGCAAGTCGAGGCGATTTTCGAAGCAGTAACGGATTCGGGGCCTAGCCAGAATCCTTCCTTTCCGCGCGATACGACCTTCTGCACGATCTGCCAGGGAGCGATCCCGGAGGGACGGTCGAAGCGGAAGTCGGCGGTGTGCTCGGAGAAGTGCAAGGACAAGCTGGACGCGATCCGGGAGCGGCAGCGGGCGGATACGAAATGCCCGATGTGCCTGCACCCCTCAACGCCTGAGGAGCGGGCGGATTTCAGGCAATGGCGCGTGGAGCGGAAAAGACCGTTGGGCGCCTATCACGGCGGCGGAACGAAGCAACTCGAGGCGCAGAGCCGGGAACATGCACCGGGATTGCCTTCCCGGTACGCGCTGCAAAACGCTTTGCGGCAGGCTGTGGGGCTTTTGGAGGCTGAGCGCGACCGAATCCTCGACTCGGAGTGCGCGAAGGGCGAAAAAGGGGAGTTAGAGCGCAATACGCTCCCTGATTTAGCGCGCCGGGAAGTGGAAGAGCTGGAGGGGAGGATCGAACACTTCAAGAGCTTCCTTGAAAAACCAGTTGACACGAAAGGGACGAAGTAGAGTAGAGTGGCAATGAGCGGAATTGCCGCCCAGGAGAAGATCATGCTTAGCCAACGTCCGTATGGAGTGCAATCGGGAGCAGCCGTGGCGGCAAACCAGACCGCGCTGAACGTGCAGGGGCAGGGTTCGGCGACGCTGCCGAACAGCCAGGCGGTTGTCACCAGCTCCGAGACCAAGATCCTCAACGCACTGACCCTTGCCGCCCTGGTGGCTTCGCTGCCGGCGGGCGAGATTCCCGACAGCGTGGAGTTCGACCTGTACGTTTCCGGATACATCAAGGCGACAGCCAGCGGGACGATCGCGCTGGGGCTTTACGCGGACGCCTTGACAACCGTGACGGCCGGGAACTGCCTGCACAAGACAGCCAGCGCGCCGACGCAGGGCATTGGAACTTACATTTTCAAGATTCACGCGCACCTGACGATCAGCGCATACAGCGGGCTGATTGAAGGTTCGTGCGGAGGCTATGCCGCCGAGACGATCGATCCCGAGATCACGAATACCAATTTCCCGGCGGTGACGCTCACAAACAATCCCGTGGCGAACTTTTCGCTCAGCCTCACTTCGAGCGGGGCGGCAGCGGCGACGCCGACCACGATTACGGTGACGAATTTCAGCTTGGGCTAAGTTCGAAGCCGAGACGCAACGAAGCGGCTTTGCGCCGGCAGGGGTGCGATAAGGCTGAGAAAGCGGCGCCGGAGGCGGTAACCGGACCGGCGCCGCGAAAAAGTTTGTTTCGAGGGAGAGCGGCGATGGCGAAGGAAGAAAAAGAAAAGAAGGATGGCAAGCGCGAGGAATCGCGCGAGAAAAAGCCAAAGAAGCACCTGCACCGGATCAGCCACGAGATCATCCGCGACCATGAAGGCAAGCCGACCGGGGAGACGATCGAGCACCACATCTACAAAACCCATCCTACCGATCACCAGACCGAGCCGGAACGCCCCATGGCGGTGCACTCCACGCCGGAAGAGGCCGGGGAGAGCACAACCGAGAACCTGCAACAGGCGATGGCGCAGGGAGAGGAGCCGGAGCCCGAGGCGCAGCCCGCGGCCGCGGCAGCCGGCGGAGAAGCCTAGCCCGGAGAGTGAGCGGTGATCCTGGACAGCAGCAGGCTCGTGGAGGATGGCGCATATCGCAAGGATGTGCGCCATCGCTTTTTGACGGACCATTTCTTCGCCGCCGAGCTGGCCGGCTTTCACGACTTCTACGAGCGGGCGCACCGGCCGGCCGTGAATCTCTACTTTCCCAAAAATCCCAACCTGCCGATCAAAGATCAGCATCCGAAAAAGATGCGCTTGCACCTGGACCCGCGCAAGACTTTCAAGACCACTCTGAACCTGATCGACAGCCTGCAATGGATCGCAGCCTTCCCGGAAGAGATCACCATCCTGAACGAATCGGCGACGCAGAAGTTGGCCATGGGGATCAGCAACGAGACGGCGCGTTACTTCTATTGCCGGGAGGATGCGCCCAAAACGCTTTTGCAACTCGCCTTCCCGGAGCTGGTGACGGAAAAGCTGCCGAGGGCGCCCTGGAATGTGCCGAACCGGAGGGAGACGGGAAGCGGAGCGCTGGACTTCACCATCGATTACACTTCGCCGGAATCGACGCAATCTGGCTGGCACCCGCTGATCATGAAATCGGACGACGTGGAAGACACGCTGAATAGCGGCATCGACGCCACGCAGGAGACGCGCCAGGCAGTCATCAACAAATGCGACCAGAACGAAAATCTGCTGCGCAGGGGCGGCTACCGATTCATCACAGGGACGCGCTACCATCCTTTCGACTGGTACGCGAACTGCCTGAAGCGGACCGAGAAGAATCCTGAAAATTGGGAGGTGCTGGTGCGCTGCTCGGTGAAGATGAAAGACGGCAGCCGCATCGTGCCGGGGGAGTTTCCGGCTGAGGAAGATGTGATCCTGCAATTCCCGGAGTTCGAGGATCTGAGCTATAAGGCTTTGAAGGAGATTTACGACAACAATTTCGAGAGCTTTGCCTGCCAGCAGCAGAACGATCCGATGGGCGGAAGCGTTTCCTGGTTTCCGCCGGAGCTTTACGGGGCCTGCGAGATTTCCCAGGACAAGATTCCGCTGCTGGGCGAGCGCACGATCTGCTGGAGGCCGCGCTACACGGGCAAGAAGTGCATGGCGGAGTATTCGGAAGGCGTGGTGGCCACAATCCGCGACGACAAGGTGATCGTGATCGACGCGGCGCAGGGCGCTTACACGCCGAGCAGGGAGGCGGAGAAGATCATGCGCCTGGTGAAGCAGCATGAGGCGCGGGGCGTGATGATCGTGGCCACGCCGGGAAGCGATTATCTGGGCGCGCACATCCGCAACGAGGCGGCGCGGCAGAACCGCGGCTGCCAGATCCAGTGGCTGGACTTCGAGGAGGACGATTACCGGCGCGCGGCGAAGATGCAGCAACTGGAACCGCTGGGAAAGGTGGGGCGGCTGTTATTTTCCACGGGGATGAGCAAGGGACAGGAGTGCCGGAAGCAGTTTGTGCATTTCGGGCTGGTGGAGGAGAATGGGCTGGTGGAGTGCGTGAGCCATCTGGCGGAGATGGTGCCGATCAGCCTGCTGCGCGCCAACATGAGCGAGGAGGAGATCGAGATGCAACGCCGGCGGCGGCATGACGCGCTGATTGGAGCCTTTCTGAACCAGCAGGGAATGAACTCGCTGGACGAAGAGGCGCGGCTGAAGACAGAGGCGCATCTGGCGGCGATGGAAGCGGCGATGACAAGAACCTGGGGAATGCCGCCGATGCCGGGAGGGTTGGATGGATAACGATCCTAAACTCGAAGGGCAGGAGACGGCGGCTCAAATCGGCGGCGATGGGATGCCGCTGGGGAATGAGCTGACGCCGCGGATCGCAGAGAGCCAGGTGGAGACCGGGCCGACGCCGGCGACTCCTCCAGCCTTCGACGACGATGCCGCCGCGACGATCGCTCTGAAGGATTACCACGAGGCGCAGGCGTGGCTGGATTCGAATTCCTGGCTGGCCGAGTGGCAGTATGTCGATTACCTCTACCAGAGCCCCAACTACGACCGCGACTGGCGGGGAACGAGCAGCCGGCCGGCGCGGATCTCGCGCTTCATCATAGCCAAGAACTCCAACACCATGAAGACGCAGATGCGGCGCGCGATCTTCAGCGAGAGCTACCCGTTTCTGCTGGAGCCGCGGGGCAAGCTGGCAGGGCTCAAAGACGACAAGACGGAATTGCTGCTGAAGGCTTGGACGGAACTCTTCGACGAGCTGAGCGAGCGCGCGGAGTTCGAATACAACATGGGCCTGCTGATGGCTTCGCAGGGATTGCAGGGAACGGGAATCGGCAACCCCGGATGGGAAGAGCGCGAAGTGATCCGCAAAACGCGCAAACGCAAGGAGCCGCCAAAGGAAGTCGATATGCCGATCGGCGGCAAAAAGAAGATCGATACCTGGGAGAGCGATACATTCACGGTGAAGGAAGAGAAGGTGACCGAAAGCTGGCCATTCTTCGAGTACCGGCGGCTGGGCACAACGATCTTCGATCCGAAATGGAGGACGCCGAACCGGCCGGACCAGAGCGCGGGTTACAAGATTGACATCGACTACGTGAACTTTGAAGACCTGGACCAGATGCGGGAGATGAGCTGCTACAAAGATCTTCCGCCGACCAAGGATCTGAAAAAGTATTTTCTGGAGCGGCCGGAGGGCGACGCGGAGGTTGGCAGCCAGGTGGCGCAGGCGATGAACTCGCAATCGAGCGTGGTGCTGCACGCCAAGGGCGAGAATGTGCAGACCAGCGCCGAACCGACCCTGAAGCCTCTGATGCTGGTGAAGCGTTGGCGCAAGGAGCGCGTCTGCGAGGTTCTAGTCTACGAAAGCCGGCAGAAGGTCATCCGCAACGAGGAACACGAGCTGGGCGATCATGCGCTGGGCTACACGGCCAACTGGTGGGATATCGACAACTGCGGATATGGGATCGGGATCGGAAGGCTGAATGCCGGGGACCAGCGAATCAATCAAGGCGTGCTGAACGAAGTTCTGAAGTGGATCGGATTCCCGCTGAACGCGCCTTTTCTCTACGACAGCGGCGGCGGCAACGCTCCGACACAGAACGTGATCGCCGGGATGGGAACGTTCTGGGGCGTGAGAGCGCCGGGCGGCGATGTGAGCAAGGCGATCCGGCCGATGGAGATGCCGAAACTGCCTCCGGAGGCGATCCAGCTTTACGAGCTGGCCAAGAGCGACAGCGAAAACGTGGTGGGCGCCGACTCGATCGCCATGCAGGGGAACGTGAACACGCCGGGCTCGAGCGCGATGCGCACGGCGACGGGCGTGCAGCGGGCTGGAGGGAAGGCCGACGAGAATATCTCCGATCCAGTGGCCAACCTGGAAGGGATTATCAGGCGCTGGCTGGAGTTCCTGTGGGAGATGGTTCTGGAGCAGATGCCGATCCGGGAGATCCGGGAGATTCTGAGCGACCGGCTGGGCGATGCGATCGTGGCGCAGATCAACGCCGAGGATTTTCTGAACGCGAAGTTCAAGATCAAGATTTTGTGCGGGCAGAAGCTGGCGGCCAAGGCCGCGATCATGCAACTGATTCCCTTCATCCTGCAAATCTTCCAGCAGCCGCAACTGATGCAGTTCCTGCACCAGAAGGGCTGGACGGTGAACTTCAAGTCGATCGAAGACATCATGCAGCGGATGAGCGAGCTGAACCAGTGGCAGGACATCTTTGTGCCCTTGACGCCCGAGGAAAAGCAGATGGTGCAGTCGATGCAGCCGGGGGCGCAAAAGGCGCAGGCGGATGCGGCGGTCGAACAGGTCAAGGGCCAGGAGAAGCTGAAACAGATTGCGGCCAAGGGACAGGCGGATGTGCAAGCCTCAGTCGTGGATCACGCGCTGGAGAAATTGAGCGGCGCGGACGAGCTGGCGTTGGCCGAAGGGCGGGTGGAGCGGAATACGGACATGCAGGAACTGAACCAGGGCGTGCCGGGGGTGGGAGAATGAACGAACTTTCGGCCCATGAGAAATTTTTGCGGGGGATTCCGCTGAATCCGGAGCTGGCGGCGCTCAGGGAGGGGCGGCAACAGGAGCTGCCTGGGGCGGTTCAGGATGGCCTGGCTGGGCTTCAGAGAGCGCCTTTCGAGGAGCTGGAACGGGCGCTGACGACCCAGGAGCGGCTGCATTTGAAGGAGATCCGCCAGGAGCAGGGATGGCCGGTTTTGCAGCGGCTTTTAGAAAGGGCTTGCAAAATTCACGTGGAGCGCGCTATTCTCCTGAGCGAAGCCGATCCGCTGGCCAACGGCAACGCAATTGGGCAAGCCTGGGCCTATGTGGAAATGTTCAAAAGAGCTATGGCGGAGATGAACCTGCTGGTGGAGGCCGAGCTGAGGGAACTGGAATTAGAGCAAAAAGGGGAAGGCGGATGAAGGCGTATTGGGACAATGACGGCAAGCCTCTGGAGGATGGGCGGCTGCGCTTCGTGACCGACCTGGAGGATGGGTCGAACCCGATTTATACCTATGGCAAGGACAAGGACGAGGTTCTGGCCAAGCTGGCGCGCACCAACGCCCACGCCCAACTGACGATCGCGCGCCGGCCGGCGCCGGCGGCGCAGCCGGAGAGCGCAAAGCCTGCGATTGTGCCTCCCAGACGCCCTGCAATGAACGCGGACGAGGTGATGCAGACCGTGACAGACCTGCAGAACCCAGCCAAGGCGGGCAAGGCCGCGGTGAAGCTGATCGAGAACGAGACGGGGATCAACTTCCAGGAGCGCGCGATGCAGGATTACGTGCGCATGGGCATCGAATGGGAGGATGAGACGCCGGAGTTCTATGGCCATCCGGGGAACCGGGAACTGCTGGCCGCTTACATCAACAAAAAGATCGGCGGGAAACTCTCGCTGGTGACCAAAGCCATTTTTACAGAGGTTTTCAACGAACTGCGCGGCCAGGGACTGCTTTTTGAAGCGCCGGAGCCGCAAAACTCCAACGTCACAACCCTCACCGTGCACCCGGACGAAACTCCGGCCACAAGTACAGAGAGGCCCAGGCGGCGGTTTGCGACAACGAGCCGGGTAGGAAGCCCGGCGCCGCAGACCATGACTCGGACTTTGAAGTACACGGAAGAGCAGATCCTGCACATGCCGCTGGCCAAGTCGAGGCGTCTACTGGAGACGAACGACAAGGATTACGCGGAAGCGTGCGAGTTCTACTTGGGCCAGGCGCGGGCCACAGCCTGAAGCCGGCGAGGAGCGGGGCGATGACTGAGGAGACGCAATACAAGATTTCCCATGGACTGGCGCGCGCGCTGGTTTTCATGGTGCAGTTGATTGCGGCCATTGGCGGCGCAATCGTTGTGACCTGGGGCAGCGCCATGGACGCCGCGGCGATGGCCGCGCGCATGCCGACGTTCTGCGACGGGCCGAGCCCGGCGGCGCAAGTGACCGCCAACATGCCGCAGGCGCGGTATACGATCCACTACAACCGCGTCTTCATGAAGTTTCTGTACCAGAAGCTGAACAAGCTGCTGATGTGCACCCACATGGACCTGCCGGAAAAGAGCGGGCAAACCTTCCGCAACTTCATGGACATCCCGCTGGGCGCCAACATCCAGCAGGCGACGGAAGGCGCGATCAGCTCGCCGGTCACCATCAGCGTGAACTTCAAGGACATCGTGGTGATGCAACTGGCGGATTACAATAACATCTCCGACCTGGCCTTCCTGACCTCGATCTCCAACGACCTGGAAAACAACCGCCGGGTGATGGCGTACCGGCTGGGCCTCTCGATCGACGATATCGTGATGGCGATGCTCGACTACCTGCGCACCTGGGACAGCCGTACGAAGAACCAGGACAGCCTGAACTCACCCTATCCCTTCACTAAATCAGTCATCGAGCAGATGCCCTTCTCGCTGAGCGGGGCGACCGTGCCTCCGATGGCCAACGGCTTCTACAACGGCAGCATCCATGATTTCTTCGTGGGCGACATGGTGCTGGACAACTCGAACAACAGCATCGTGGATATCTGGAAGCACACGGAAGCGGGCCAGCTCAAGCTGGAGCCGCTGGACGACGACGAAGGACAAGAGTCGATGAAGATCATTGAACTCTTCGACTGTCATTGGCGGAAATCAACGAACCAGACGCAGTACGCGAGCTGGCAGAACTCGAGTTCGACCGGGATCAGCACCTACCTCGCCGGGGAAGACGCGGTGGTTTTCGTGAACTTCCCGAACAAGCGGCATACGAAGCTGACCGGCGACTGGCAGAACCTGGACCTGTGGGCGGGCGAGTACAAGGAGCGCACATCCTACGATCCCAACGGCATGATCATGGCCGGAACGGGATACAACGTGGTGTTGGGCGTGGGCCTGCCTCCGGACGCGACCAGCCGCGCTCGCATTGCTGTGGCGGTGCCGCAGACGACGTAAGACGAGTGCGAGTGCGAAGTGTGAGTGTGAGTGTGAGTGTGAGTGCGAGTGAAAAAGTGAACGAGTGAAGACAGGAGCGGGATCATGGCGGAAAAGAGCATCGACGAGGAAATCAAGGAAATTCAACTGCAAACGGCGCGGCTGAACCTGGAGCGGGACAAGGAAGCTCTGGCGAAGTTCCGAGCGGACGAGGCTGTGCGCCACCGGAACAACAAGCAGCGCCAGGCGCAGCTCCAAAGCGACCGCAGCACGAAGCTGGCGCAGGCCGCGCGCTGCAAGCACAAGCAAGGCGGCGATCCGAAGAGCCCGCTGGAAGGCGACGCCATGGCCGACAGCGCCCTTTACACGATGAAGATGCCCGACATCCTGCCCGGCGGCATGCAGACGATCATGATCAAATGCCTGCGCTGCCCGCTCAGAGTTTTCACGCCGCATCCCAGCCGGGCCAGCAAGAAGCTGCGCGAGGGCGAAACCAGGGCGCAGATGGAAGCCCGCGTGGCGGAATACCAGAAAGACCTGAAGGAGTTCGACCGGCTGATGGAAGAGAGCCGGAAGAAGAAATCTCCCGAGTCGCGCGAGCCGATGGATTGCGGGGTGACGATCAGCGGCAGGAATGACGACGGCGAGATGGTCTTCTGGCAGCGGCCGTGCGACGTGGCGGCCTGAACGAGTGCGAGTGTGAGTGTGAGTGTGAGTGTGAGTGTGAAGCGCGAATAACGATTTTTCAACCTGCGGCCGCGCCGCGACGAAACGAGGAAAAACGTCATGGAAGAAGTCGTATTGAAAGGCAATGTTGGACAGGCGGACGGCTCGGCGCAGGGTCAGAATTTCACCCTTTCCTTGGGCCGTTCAGGCGAACTATTGACAAGCGAGATCAAGCAGCCGGGATATGA